CCGCCTTGAAAAACCGGCCCCATCATCCCAGCCATCATCATGTTTGATTTAAGCGTTTCACCGTAATTTTTTTGCTGCTCTGGTTCAGTCACAGGATTTAACAAACTTGTGCCTGCGCTCAAAACGCTACCTGTTGCCAGCAATCGAGGGACGGTAGCAACAAGAGATTCTGGCAAAGCCATAGTCAATGCAATATTGGGAGGGCTAAGAATGTTGCCAGCCAATCGGCTTGTGTCAAAACCTTTGTTTTGGCGACCTGCTTGGTATTTAGCCTCGCGCTCAGCAATAGCTTTGTCCATTGCTTGCTTGTCGCCTATGCCGGTCTCCATCGCCAATCGACCGCCAGCATAAAAAGGATCAGTCGCCCCCATGTATAAGCCTGACAGTGGGCTTTCTTCTTTTGGCGGCAACATTGACATCAAATCAGGAACTTGACGTTTAGATGTTGAAATTTGTGGCGGCGCAATTTCTGGCGCTGGCGTTGCAGGTGCTGTTTGAAACAGCTTTTGTGCTTGAGCAATGATTTCAGCTTCAGATGCACCGGCAGGGCCACTGATCTGACGAATGTTTCCTTGCGGGTCTTGGACTTTGTAGATTTGATCAGCCATTACTGAACCACTTTCCATCCAGAAGTTTTGTTGTATTTGGAATATAACTTTTCAACTTCATCCAAAGCGGCAAGTCGCCTTTGAATTGATACTGTTTCATCTCCAACCCGACCAGCCATTTCCCGATACAAACGCACATCAGCATCGGATTGCGGGCCTTCCATTCTTGGCATTGCCATCACCATAGCGCCACCAATAACTTTTAATCGGTCTGCTTGTGCCGCACCTTGGGGCGTTTTTCCAATAAGTCCACCAAGAACGTCTACAGCCGCACCGCCATAACTTTGAGTAGGCAATTGTGTTTTTATTGGTTGACCTTGAGCATCAACACCACCATTACCTTGCAAAATTGCTTTGGCAGATGAAATTAAATCTGGCATTTGTTCAAGATTACGAGCTTTCTTTTGCTCTGCTTTGTCTGCTTCAGTTTTAATTTTTGCTTGATCAAGCATCCATTGCTGCTGTGCTTTAGGACTTAGTCCTGCTGGTGGTTGTTCTCCAGTAACGACAGGGGTAGGTGCTACAACAGGGACAGGCGCTGCAATAGGAGATGGCGCATTCAGTGCTTGATATGGTTTTTTAACCGCCGGTGCAAGTGCTTGATTAACTACCGGCGCAACTTGAGAGCCAGGCGCAACAACTGGTTGAGCATTTACAGCAGGAGTTGCTGCGGGATTAACCGCAGGAGCACCTACCGGCGCTGGATTAAGCAAATTAGGCATCGGTGCATTTTTTGGAATAGGCACAGGGCCAGGGCCGCCTTTGCCAGTTTCAAATTGCAGTTTTTGCAATTCCTGTCCAAGTTGAGCATTCTTCTGACCGGCTTGCACCAATTGTTCCGCAGTCAAATTACCAAACTTGTATTGATCAAATAACAATTTAGCCTTTGCTTCCATAGGCATAGAGTTCCATTGATCAGGCGTGTAAGCACCAGCAGTATCAATGACTTTGCGAGTGCCTAGATTGCTAAATGCAACTGTTTGAGGCATTCCGGTAACTGGATCAATTTGTGTAACAGGCGGGTGGAATGTTTCTTCTTTTGCTCTTTCGGCAATAACTTTGCCGTTTTGTACAAGCGCACCACCAGCCGCAAGTGGATGAACTTGCAATGCCGCGGCTTGTGCAGCTTGTGCCGCAGCCTGTTCTTGCGATTTTTGTTGCAGTAAAGCCTGCGCTAGCATCATTCGACCCGCGCTAGTTTTCATGAAATTAGGATTATTTAACGCATCAGCAGTCAACAAAGGCACTTGTCGATCTGGCGCTCTTACTTCTGCTGAACTTGGAGTAATAGGCATAGCTCCAGCAGATATATCAACAGCAGGATATGCCTCACCTGTTGGCAACGTATTTTGTTTTTCTGGATATTCTCCAGTTACAGCAGGCGTAGTTACTTCGCCAGGTATGGTTTCTGTTTTGCCAGAATTTCTAAGAATCTTAGCAAAATCTTCCATTGTGGCTGATTCATAGGCTTTTTGCTCTTCATCTGCTTTGCGGAGATTTTTGCCAGCAATGTAGCCTTGTAATAGCTTTGCAAAACCCTGCATAGGGCTAACACGCACCCCTGGCATGGTAGGCATATCAATCGGCGCAACGGCTTGTTGTTGCAATGCTTCTGCCATTTTGCGGCGGCGATCCATCGCCTGCTGTTCGGCGGTGTATGGAGATAAGTTTATGTCTGCCATCAAATTCTCCCGTAATCAACCATTAAGTAGCCGTTTGGATGGTGGATCACTGCTTCTGGCATTACTTCCATTAGCTCTTGCGCCATCACACCAATCTGGCGACCGCCAAAGATGTCGTATTCGTAAATTCCCACACCCAGTGGGTGAGTACCCAGCCTGACAATATTAGATTTTAATCTGCGGTCAGAAAATGTACCTATTGGAGCACCTAAAGCAGCGCCACCAAGTGAAAACAGCCCAGAAGTCATTGCATTTTGACCTGCTACTTGCTGGTTGTATGCGTTTGCGTCAAATGCGCCTTTTGCCGTAGACGCTTGAAATATTGGTGGCGGCGCAACCGTAGCGCCTTGGTAAGCGCCAAATTGCGGGTTTTGAATCTGTGAGCCACTCATCAACGCCGTGATCTCATTCAAAGGCATCTGACGCTGCTGTATAGCCTCTGCAAGCGCCTGCTGCTGTGCAGTGTTACCAAACTGACCCGACTGTACAGCCTGAGCAAAGCCTTGCTGATTTGCACCCAGATCAAGGTTAAGACCCTGTACAACCGCCTGAGTTCGTGCGTCAGTCTCTTGCTCACCAAGCATTCTGATAGCGTTGTCGTAAGCCTCTGTGCCTGGTCGTAATCCCTGATTGATCAGGTTTGTCTCGGTGCTAACACGCTGTCTTGCCAAAGACGGATTAAGCCGAGACATGATTGCCTCTTGCCCCGTCATGCCTGCATTGACCGGCATCTTGGCTATGCCGCTTGTGTCCAGCGATGTCTGCACCGCAGGCCCGCCAAAACTAAACGGCTTGTCTAGCACATTACTTGCAGTTGTAGCACCCTGTTGCCCAAGGTTTGCTAACGACAATTGCACGTTTTGCTGTGCCTCTAAAGCCTTTTGTGCGGTTGGGTTGAGGGTCTGTCGAATTGTTGGAATATCGCCCTCATAGCTCACCAATTGAGTACCGTAGGGCGTGTAAGTATTGGGGTTAGATAGCTTTGCCGTAGCCCTTGCGGATTCAATGTTTGCCGCGCCTTGTTCTTTGGCTGCGCCTGCGTAATCAGGCGCTGGCGGTGGCGATGGTGAGCTTTTCATATCGTTCCCCTAAATATTTGCAATCATTCTTTGCCAATGTGTACAAGATCATGTCCCCATCAGCCATGCCGTCCTTGATTCGAGCTTCTTCAGTAAAGCCCATCTTTTCAACCAAGTTGACACTTTTAGAATTTGTTGAATCTACTGGGACAATAATTTTTTTGACATCGCAAACATTGAATGGATAATCAAAAATCACCGCCAAGTATCTCGGTGTCAACCGACCAGAAATGGCAATATGGCAAGTGATTGACCGCCTATTCCAATTCTCGTAAATCACACCGGCAACAAACTCGCCGTCTTTTTTCAATCCGATTGATTGGCTGTTAGCCTCGAAATACTTACCTTTTGTCTGTCCAGCCGTCCAATGACCTGCTGAATGATCGGTAACTAACTCAAAGGACACCGCCACCCTCGAACACCAGATCGGTTGCGACCCATTGCAATTGTATGTCCTGCGTGGCTGTTTTGATCAGCGGGGCAAACGTATATCCAATATTTGTCGCCCCCTGCCAATCAGCCAGTGGCACTAACCCAGCGCCCCAAATAGCAGAATCCCACAATCCTGTGTCCCACAAGCCATAAACACTTGTGGAAAAGTTAAGCTGGGCTGACTCATCGGCAAGGTTGTAATCCACATTTACATTACCAAACACCGCAGGCGAGCCATCTGTTTGAAGATGGTAGCGAATCATCTTGCATTGCTTTTGCAGGGCAGTGCCATAGGATTGAAAGCTCTGTAGCCCAAATCCCTCAATATTAGAGGTGTCGTCTACGTTGCCATTCCACGCCAAACCCACAAATCCATTGCCGCCAAAATAAGGATTATCAACGTGCAATTCCCAGCAATTTGCCGCCCAGCCAGTGAAGTTACACCAGCTTTTAGTAATGTTGTTCATCACATACTGCTGTTGAGTTCCCACCGTAATTGGCACATTCATCAGCAATTGATTCTCTTTTGGGTAGTACAGCAAGCACCACCCAAAATTAGCCCCATAGGTCGATATAGCGGCGCTCATGGCGTACTGAATCTTGTTGGTGATAGACACCCTTGGATCAAGCCTAGATGACTGTAATGAGCCACTCATAGGCACTACGCCGTCTTGAGTAATGACCAATAGGTCGCCGCCAAACTTTGTGTAGCAACGCCTGCCAATTGGTGCGCCGATCTTGTAAAGCCCAATCTGTGAAATTCCTGTTGGGGTTGTTGGGTCTGTTAAGCGCCAAACGAGAGCCTCGCCATTGCTTGTGATAAACACCAAGTAATCATCTACGCCGTAGCCAGCATCCAGCGTCCAAGTCATTCCCGCCATGATGTAGCCACCAAGCTGGAAAATACTGGTCATGTCTAACGCAACCGCCGCGCCGCCAATGGAATTAACAGGCAAGTACCAAGCCTTTAAAGTGTCATTGGTTGTAAGCCAAATGCGGTTTTTAAACAACGTAATGTTTGCAATCGTTGCCGTGTCCACATTTGTAATGTCGTAAGGAGCGCCATCGCCATCCTTATGCCAATTTGTGCCATCAAAAGTGCGGAGCTTGTCTGCGCCGTTGACCGCCATCAAATAGGATGCCGCCGTTGTGGTGATGTTTGTGTATTGGAATTTTGAGTTTGTCAGACTGCTTACTGCCGCAGCACCCACCGCGCCTGCGCTAGTGGCATCGTAAATCTTGCCATCAGATACAGCAAACAATTTGTTTGATGTCCCCGAGCTGTACGCCATCAGCGTCTGCACTTCGGCGGGTAAGCCTGTGGCGTGTTTGGTGTAGCCGTTTCGCAGGATGACCGAATTAGTACCAGGCCAGAAATTAGTCAGCGTCACCGCATCTAGCGGGTCCATAGCCCCTAGCGCATCTCTGGCGTTCCATCCACCAATTGGCGCGGCAACAGTTACCGTCTGGGCAGACTGTTGGCGGGGTATCTTGGCAAATGAATTCAGCATCAGACGCTCGGCCAGTTACCGTCTTGCACACTCCACGGCCCGACCAGTTGGTTCATGCCCACTGGTGCTAAAGACATTGCAGAAACTGGGACATCCTGAGCCTTGCAATATGAAAGCGACCGCATGAACTCGCCCAATTCAATTGCATAGTCGAGCTTTTTGGCTTTCAAGAAGTAAAACTTCAATCCAGCCAGCATCAGGTCATCAGGAAACACACTGGTGTCTGTGTCTGCTGTATACGCTGATTTTGTCCCCTGATCTGAGCCTGTAGCGCATACCCACCAGTTCGACACATACTCAAAGGAAAAGTTGTAAACCGTTGTCAGGGCTTGGAAAATCCTGAACTTGTTGTTGTATATCCGATAACGCTCACGCGGGCCAATCGAGATAATGCCGCCCTGCAAGAACTGCCAATCCTGAGATGACTTAGTTCCAAGGTTGCGCCAGTGGTCTGTCCTGTCCCAGTTGGTATCCGAGATCATGCGGTCGTACCCGCCTGGCAGGTCATAGTCCTGTTTGGCAAACGTCATTGACACCGAGGATGTGGACGTAGCAACCGGCGCGTTTAGCGTCACTTGGGTGCTGCTGTCAATCGTCAGAATCTCTGCATACGGTGTCTGACCTGTGCCGGTAATCACATTACCAACCGCCAACGCCGCGGTGGTCGGGATATTTGTGATGACCTTTGAGCCTGCCGTGATGTTTCCCGTGGTGCTCACCGCAACCTGTGTTTGCCAGATGTAGGCTTGCACCAGACGCTGCCATTCAAAATCCCTGACCAAATCCTTGCCCAGCCGGTTAGCCAAAGCAAGAATCTGAATGGTCTGATTGTTTGATGAGCCGATTACTGCCGCTGGCTGAGTTAGGCCCAACTCTGCGGACATTTGGTCAACCAGTTGCAGTAACGTGTAGCTCATATCATTCCTCTACGGTTTCTTTTTTAGGTCTGCCTGCTTTTTTGGTAGTCAGATCGTTGATCATCTCACGCAATTGGGCAATTTCAGCAGCTTGGGTCTGCATTACTTTCTCAGTCTCAGCTCGTACATTGTCCATCAGCTTAGAGTCTTTTGCCGCCAGAATGAACGTGCGAGCTTTGTCGCGCAAATCATTAAAGCCCATGATCTTGTTGCCAACTGAGTCGGGGAGCTGTGCAAACTGGTCAATTGTAAAAATATGCAAAGCATTGAACTCGGCTTTTTGGGTGTCGCTCAAAATAGACCATGCGTCCAAAGGCGTACCAGACACACGGTTTTCTTTCTTCTGCTCAAACCGCGCCCATTCAATTGGGTGATCCTCAACATCTGTCGGACGCATTGGGCGGTCAACCACCAAGGTGGAGTCGCCAGGCACAAGTTTCTTCAAGAAAATCTTTTCATCAAAGATCGGACGGTTTTCCTGTGCCGTCTTGAATGAATTCTGCACCTGCTTGGTATAGAAAAACACCGCCATCTTGCCGCGGTTGTCTTCCATCCAGCTTTCGTTTGTCCAGCCTGCCACTTCGTTTTTCATGCTAATTCCTTGAGTTTGAAAGCAGTTTCCTGCATAAGTCCATCACCGTAAAACACAACTTCAGCATCCTGCGTTTCTATGAAATTCTCCATTTCAATCGCCGCTTGGAGCATTTGCTGTGTTGTTTGGAAAGTTCTCAAACCAACTCTGACCATGATTTTAGTCTGATCCTTGCCAGTATGAGCACCTGCATGACGGTTTTTTACAAATGAGCAATCCATGCCGTGAATGTCAAACCGGCGAAACCCTAAAGCCGCCGAAACATTCATTGCTCGCATTCCTACACTCGAACCGCCACCAATCAGGCTTTCCATTCCCTCTGGGTGGTGCTGGGCAACCCATGCCACCGTCTCGAAATCGTTACCGTTAACCAGATGCCATACCTTAACATTTTTCCCCTTAAGAATTTCCCAGAAGTCTGGGTGACATACCGAGGCCATCAGGTACTTGGTGTTCTTTTGCGGCTTTCTTAACATTTGCGCCTTGTGCGGTCTGGGATCACAATCAACATGGAAATCAGGAATAACGCCCCTTTCCACCAAATAATCATGCGCCCCCGAGACCGTCATGATTGGGTGCTTGAGCTGCCGCCAAGTATCCTCAAGGCTTGGGCCATAACACGCAATGGTCATGCGCCGGTCGTTGAACTTGCCCTTTTTCTTAAGCATAGGCAGGTGCATTGATTTTGCCATTTGCTCATGGCGCTCGGTGTTGGTCAAGACCCCTTTAAGCATTCCACCCTCATGTCACGAAATGGGAAATGGTAGCGAGGCTCGTGGAACTCAATGTTCTGCATTCCTACGGTTTCTAGCATATCCCTCAATGGACGCTGAAACCAGCCCCACCGGTGGCACATAGCTGGGTCTTTATGTTTGGGGTCACCGTACAGCGCAAGCAGGGTCATAAAGGGCTGTAATGGCTCTTTGCTGACCACACAATTGTGGACGTAGGCAAACACCTTATCCATGCAGGGAAGCTCTAGGATCATCTTGCCGCCTGGCTTTAAAACCCGCTTCCATTCACTCAACAGGTCATAGACCTCCCACTCGTAAAAGTGTTCTAAAACGTGGATTGCGGCTACCGCATCGGCTGAATTGGTTGCAAGCTCAAGTTTTCTAAGGTCGCATTTGATGTCTGAAATGTCTGAATGCAGGTCTACGTTTATCCAGCCGTCCCATTTTTTCTTTCCGCATCCAAGGTTGTAGGCCGTTTCGTAGCGATCTTCCACCTGTCGATCAGTGTTGCTGGCGAGAATTCTGCCATCACGAACTTCTGCGCCTTGGAAATGAGTTCGTTCATGTTCTGCTGTGTTGTCCATTCGATGCCCTCTTTGATGTTGCCGATGTAAATGGGGAAACCCTTCAAGGCTGGATGCGGCTCTGCAACCACATAACACCCTTGGCGAATTGCCTCAATTGCCCTGTTTGCGCTCTTGTAAGGAGCTGTGGCAGGGATCACCACAATATCGGCTTGGGCAAATTCTTTCAGCATGGTCTCATGTGACCAAGGAATTGCACCATCAAAGTTTGACACCACCCGCAAGGGATAACCCTCAATCTCAGGCAGTATGCGTTTTAGGCTTTCACGGTTGACATGATGCCCATACCATAGCAAATTGACCCCATTACAGTGCGGTGGCATCTCGGGGTACTCATAAGGGTCAGGAATGACAATAGCATCCTTGCCCAGTTCTTTAATTCTTTTTGCCATTTCGGTGGTCGGACAAGTCACCGCATCAGCCAGACGTAGCGCCTCTTGGTAGTGCATCCAATCAAAATGATCATCACAAAAGTCCACCACCACCCATGCGCCCCGAGCCTTTGCCCGAGCCATGTCCATCAATTCAGGCGCTTGAGGCTTGGAAAACACCAACGTGTCAGCAGTCAGGTCGTTCAGACTTGCCCAATCTGCCGCCGGTATTTTGGCTCGATAGCGCCAGCTTGCTGCATCTTTATTGCCCCAATGGATAAATGAAGTGCGGTCGTTTAGGTTTGCCTTAACATCAATGATGCCGCCTAGCTCCATCATGTTTTGCTGGCGCTTCTTAATAATGGCTTGAATCAATCCATGCCCATGCCCGTTAAACGTAGCATCTGGCAAATAATCGTAATACGTCTGGAAATGCTCAGACTGCAAGGCCATTGCCGTATTGCAATAAAAGGTCTCGCCATCTGGATCAATCCTGACCTCAACCAAATCGTCACCGTCTTTCAGACCCTCGCCGTTGACCCTGAGCATATCGCCAGTGTTACAGGAATCAAACCCAAACAGCTCAAACTGGCGGTAGCCAAGGACGTAGAACAGCGATATAGCCCTTAAACCAGAGGTTGTGCCGCCACCTATCAACATACAGTTTTTGGGGCGTGTCTGCCCCTTTTTGACGTATGGATGCCATATCGTGACCTGATGCCCATCAAGGTTGTCAAACATTGCAGGATGGCACTGGCTGGCAATCATGTAATGCACATCTTTATGCGGCTTGTAAAACGCAATTCTGTGCTCTTGTGGGTCAATGGCTAGAGCATAGTCTGGGATCACGCCGTGAGCAATAAGCCAATCATGTGCTCCCTTGATCGCCACAATGGGCGACCCTGCGACTTTTAACTTTTTAATGGCCTCTAATTGACCCATAACGCTCGGCGCACTTGCCACCAACAGGACAGACCCAGTATTGGCTGGCTCGGCTTGCTTGACCTGTGGATAACCTCGGGCTATCGCCGCGTCCATGTGTGCAAACAGTGTCTCGTCTTCTGCGACACATTTACCAACAATTTTTAAAGGAACAGAACTCATTAAAAAGCCCCCTCCTTTATGGGGAGAGGGCATCTAGCTTAGACAGGATTAGATGTCATCAAGCCTGCATTGTTGACCATGCAGTATGGTGCAGATGCAGAAGTGGCAGATGTATTAGCCACAATACCTTGGATGTAACCAGCAGACACGGTTGTATCGTCTAGCTTACCCGCAGTACCAGTGGTGTACAAAGGCACTTTAGGATTGCAAGCAATTAACAAGTTAACCTTGAGCAGACCGTTCAAGCCAACCCAGCCGTAATAGCTGGAAGCAATAGCGTTTTGTGCAAAGCCAACCATGTTGTAACCCAATGCAGCAGCATTGGTAGTGGTCACAGGCACAGCTCGCATAACAGCAGTTGGGCTTGCTGAGTCTGCAAATGTGCTCATGATCACTGCGTCATAAGCCGCAATGTCGGATTCGGCGCGGACAAACATATACACGCCGTTGTTGGAGGTGTTTACCCGTGTACCAGGAGTAACGGGGAACAATGTTGTAGAACCGGCAGATGTGGACGCATAAGTAGCGGTCAGATCAATACCAATTTTTCCATCGGTGACGTAATCAGCCATTTTTGTGCTCCTTATTCAGTCATTACGCCTTGGAACTGGAGTCCCGAGGCAGTCATGTTGCCAGCCCAGCCGATCAAGCGCACGATGGCATCTTGGTTGGTGGACATACGCTCATCACCGATAGGAACGAAGTTCCGATTGGCGTGAGGACGGAAGAAAATGTATTTCGTGTTCAAGAAATAGCCGGTACTTGCGGGAATGTTGCCGCCAATACCACCGTCAAGAACAACGTCTGCATTCATGTACTTGGAAGCAACAAAGCCGAGTTCAGCCATTTTGCTCGAGCCAGGGAAACGCTGAATGTTTTGCAGAGACGACATAAAGAAGCCCCACAGGTTGTTATCCAACAAGATCAAATCGACTACATCAGAGCCGCGACTTGTCTTTGCATACAGGCGGTTAAAACCAGTCTGAATGTTTGAGCTGGATGCAGAAGCGCCCAGATCGGTAGAAAAGTCGAAAGTCTGGTTTTGCCAGAATGACCAAGTGGCACGGTCGATGCCGCCAACCACACCAGTGGATGGAGACGCAACCACCATAGCTTGCAAACCAGTGATCTGCTTGCCGTTGTTGGCTGTACCGTCAGAATAAATACCAGTAGAGATCAAGTTCTCAATGGATGCCTCGGCAACGTCCAAACGTGCGTCAAACAGGTCAATGATCTGTTCTTCGCCACTGTTTTGGAGCATTTCCAAACCATTGATAGTGACTGCTACGGCTGCCTGTTTAATCGGGAACTGAGCCGCACTGATCACGTCCGCTGGGGAGATGTTCAATACTTCAGCGCCTGAGTAGTACATGGCTGTTGAGTTTGCTTGGAATGACAATTCTTGCAGAATAGTCGAACCACCTGTGAACGGCTTGTAACGGCCTTTCTCACGCAGGCGAGTCAGCAACGCATTGTTTTTGGTCACGTTATCGGCAACAATGCCTGAACGCGATTCAATGGTGGTTGCCAAAACGTCTGAGTAATTACTATTGGCGTATGCCATGATTTACCCCTTTAAAAGTTTGCCGACCGTAACGCATTTGCGATAACAGCTCGGCGGTCTGTTTGACTTACTGGGCCAGAGACTGCGCCGCCTGGCGCTCCCCTAACCTGTACAGCCGCTTGTTTTGCTTTCTGTACCTGATTCTGTGCGGCGTAGCTTTGTTGCTGTTGAGCAAATAAACTTTGTGCCAACTGTGGATCAAGTCTTACGGCGGTGTCGTATGCCACTTGCAATTTCTCGCGTTCTGACATATGACTGATGTCCCCTAGTACCTGCGGCGCCTGTAGAAGCGACAACATACGGTCTTGGACTGCCTCAAAGTGTGCGTTTGCGGGGTCGCCTGCAAACTGCTGGATTACCGAGAGTGCTCGGTTTTCATTCTGTTTCTGCGCTTCATACTGGCTCTGCGTGATGTGTTGCGTGAGCTGCTGTACTTGTTGCGCCAATTGATTGTAGTGCGAATCCTGCTGTGGTGGTGCTTCGCCGCCAAAGTAAGCCGCCACTTGCTCTAAAGGAATCTGGAATTGCTGAATCATCTGCGCAACCGCTTGCGACTTCTGCTGCGGTGTGCCTGTTCTCAGCAATGCCGCCGTCTGGAGCAATGGGCCAATGGCCTGCGATGGCGTACTGCCCTCATTTCGCAATATCCACTCGTACGGTGCAAATTGCTCGGTGATTGCCCGAGCCTCTGCGTCCCTTTGTTTGTATGAGGTGATGCCCTTTTCGTAGTCAGCATCCCGCTGGGCAAAGGCTTGTTGTAGTTCAGCCGGTGCTTTTTCCCAATGTTCTTTCAACTCAAGGCGCAGGCTTTTGGGCATCTCAGCCCTTGGCTTTTCAGCCATCTGCGGTGCTTGTGTCTGGTCGGTTGGGAACTTAGGAGCAAACTTACCGCCCTCGCGGTTTTGTGTGGCAGCGTGTTTGCCACGGTTTGTCGGTGTCTTGGTCAGCGCCTCACGAATCGTATCGGCTCTGCTTTGCGGCTCGGCTGGCGCTTCAACTGGCGCAGGAGCTGGGGTTTCGGGTGCTGGTGTGTCTATCGTGTCGGGTGCGACAACTTCGTTTTCCATCACTTCATCCTTTTCATTTGATCGAGGGTCATTTTGATCATCTCCTTGCGCTCAGGCATGGGACGGTTGTGTAGGCGGTTTGCCATCTCTATGTTTAGGTTAGACATCTTAACAGGGGAAATCGGTGCGCCTGGTCGGTCAAACTCTTGCACGGTCTGCAACTGCCCACGCAATCGGTCTCGATGTGCTTCTTTCTTTTTGTTCCACTCTTGCTGGGCATACTTAACATCCGAATGCCCCATTTCGATGGAATCGGTGCGCTTAAGGTGGTCACGCCACTGCTTTCTACCCTCAATCATCTTGCCATCAGGCGACATAAATGGGGCAATGTCACCCATCACCGTGGTGTATTCAGCGGCTGGGCCTTTGCTCTTTTCGTAAGGCTCACTGCCGTCTGATGGAAAAACCCATGTAGTTCTCAAAGCAACTCCAAAAGTGTTTCAAAATCTTCCTCATCCTGCTTAAATTCAATTTGCTTTTTCAGCGTTTCAATCTGAACCATGACCGCATCATAAGTGATTACTGTTTGTGCCGCAATATTTATTGTTTCGGTGGGTGCAATCTGTTCCCGTTGCTCTGGCGGTAAGCCAAACAAGGCGGTCTTGATTCTTTCCCTACGCTTGGCCTCTTGTTGCTTTTCTTCTTCCCATCCCTTGTCGCGCTCGTCAAAGCCAAAGTGTCCACCCAGCAAAATCTCTGCCGGCGGCGGTGGCGGTATGACGGCTGCGCCAATTGTGGCAAACGGTAACTGAGCAAATGCGGCGTAGCCAAACACTTATGCGCCCCACTTAGCCGCTAATCCATCCGCATAAATCTTGTTCACAATATCTGTATCGGCTGACGGTGCTGTTGATATTGTGCCTGTGGTCGTTGTCAATGAAGTTGCTGTAATGGCTTTAGGTGTAACCCCTCCAATAACCAAGTTATCCAATGTGCCTGTGTTAGTAGGCGCTATTTCAACCGACCCTGTACCTGTCGGCTTCATATGGACATGACCTGTCCCTGTTGGGCTTATGTCAACTTGGGCATTTGCGCCATTAATATTGGTTGAAACGCCTAGCGTTAAATTATCCCCGCCGCCTGCGCCCATGCTTAGTTGGGTTGTACCTGATGCGTTTTTAAGTGATAGCCCCGCCGAATTGGTAGCTTGCACTGTTACGGTTTTTAAACTTGTTAAGGTTGCCGTACCCCCTGTAATTGTTACAGCATTGGCGTTTTGAGTCGCCATTGTCCCCAGACCGCTAATGTCTGCATCAGTTAACGTAACCGCACCAACTTGACCGGCAACCGATGTAACGGTTTTAGTGGCAGGCAAAGTGACAAATACTTGCTTTGTCCCCGCCGCCAAAGATAGTTTTGCACCGCCTAGCGATGAGCTGATTACCGTGTCTCTGGTTAGCGTGTTGGCTGAATATGTGCCAATCCCCACCTCCCACTGGGTTGTGCCTTGAATGGTGTAGTAGGTGGTGTTTCCATTGCCAACCGCCGTAAAACTCTGAAAGCCTTGCACCGCACCATCAAGCGCCAGCGTACCAGTTCCAACCGTGGTTGTGGTCTCCTGTACCCTGTCAGCTAAAACTAAGCTCATGAAACAATCTCAACACCCGCCGCCCGACCGTCAGGCCCACGAATAATGCGCTTGGGTGCGCTGATTGCTTGCATTACGCCGGTAATCTGTCCCAGCGTCTGACCGTGCATATCAGCCAATCGGTTAATCGCCTCGTTCATGCCGTCACCCAAAGTGTTGTCAACTTCCTCGGATGCCGCCATCTGTGCGCTCATTGCGGCTTGATCAAGCCCAGCTTTTGCGCCAATTTGAGCCACAAGGACTTTAGTCGCTGCATCAAGTTCTGCTTTCCATCGCTCATATTCTTCTCTCCCAGCCATTTCTCTGGCCTTTATTTGCATTTCATTGTTTTGTTTTGCAACCTCAAACTCGGCTTTCATTTGAGCCAATTGCATCTCTGCTTGCGTCTTAGCCTGGTGCATCTGCATCTCAAGCTGTGCCTTACCCTGCTCAATCTGGGCTTGTGCTTGCATCTTCATTTGCTCGGTCTGCGCCTGTGCCTGCATCCTCATCTGCTCTGCCTGCTGCTCTGCTTGCATTTGCATCATCTCAGGCGGTGGACCAGGCTGTTGCTGTTTTGCAGCGTCTGCCTTGTCTTGCAAGGCTTTCATTGCTCTCTCGACCGCGCTTTCCAGCCCGCGACCAGCTCTGAATCGGCGTACAAGGAACAACAGCATCTCGGAGGCCATAGGCAGGGTTTCGGGTGCTTGGGCAATCATGGGGATTGCCTCACGCAAGAACAAACCAATAGCTTGGATGGCCTCTTGTGCGCCCTGCTTTTCAGCTTGCTCGTCAATCTGCGCCAGACTATCAGCTTCAACCGCAATATGGAAATCCCTGATTGTGCTGTTGGACAGCATCTGGATCGCCGCTTGCAACATCTGCGGGTCTTGACCGTCTGGTGTGTTCATCACCCCAGACATCTCCACAATCAGCTCGGGCGGGTAAAACTTGCAAATGACCTGCGCCTTGAGCTTGAAGATGTCGGTAGCAAATCGAGCTACATCGCCTTGGCTATTCTTTAACCGCAAGCTACCAAAGTTGGCCTTAAGCTGTTGAGCACCGAGGGTTTCCTGAGCTTTAGACGATCCACGCAGGATGTCAGATATGCCCATGATCTCGTAGATTGACTGCTTGACCTGTTCTCGGGCTTGGTACAACTCTCGCAAGGTCACAATGATCTGCGAGGTGTCCATCATGTCGATTGCGCCCTTTAAGCCGCCCTTTTCCGACATTGCCGCCCAGCCAGTGACTGGGAATAGTTTGTTGTCCACGCCCTCGCTAAACATCCGCGCCAGTTCTTTGAACTCAGCATTAAACACACCGACCGCTTTACAAGCCTTGGTCAGCAAGTAAATGCGCTGCGTCAGATTGTCTAACTCCTGCGCCTGATCCTCGTATTCACAGTAATCAGGTACAGGGATCATCGTGCCGGTGGTGGTGGTCGCCATCAGCGGTTTGGGACATGGGAAGAATTCTTCCAGCTCTAGCGGGTCATCACGCTCGTCTAGCGCCTGTGGATAACCTTTGGCTATCCAGCAAACCTTACCGCTGCGCTTGTTCCAAATCTCATAGACCATCGCCTTTTTGTCGTAGGTCATCTTGGCGGTTAATGGATTCTTACCGTCCATGTCGGTGTTTGAGCTGGTTAGGCTGACGTTCTTAAATACGTCACCAAAACGCTCTACACCCTCGTCCTTGGTCATGTAGACCGCCCGAGCTACCCACCACACTTCATCCCATGTGCGAGCTGGCGAATGCAAGAAATCTGACCAGTGGACGTAATCAATTGGGCTATGGGCGGCATCAATGCGCTCTGTTGGGTCTTCGACCGTGTCGTATATCTGAGCTTCGCCAGCTTCTTCTGGTTGTCCCTCGGCCTCAGGTTGCTCATTGACAATGACCGGCTCATAGCGAATCCACGCTGTACCTCGACCAGGCAGCAACCTATCTTGCACCGCACCAGACATGGCGGCGTCAAAGTCACCGAATTGGGTGGTCTCGTATTCCATGACACGCTCGAGCATTGTGGATGCAAGGCGACCTACAGGGTCTTGATCCATGTACCGGCGCGAGACTTCTGGCTTGGCTTGTCTGCCATACAGGGCTGGAAACAGCACTTGAATGTTTGACCAAAGGATATTGAACTTCATCCTTGGCATCTCAATGGCATCACGCTCATCCCGATACCGTTTAACTACCTTTTGCCCACGCTTCTCCCACTTATCAAATATCTTGATGGCGGTCTCAATCTGGTCGTGCCAGTACGGGCCTGGGTCTTCGCCCTCGTATGCGCCGTTTTCTTCGTACATGGTTAACTACCTGCGGCAAAGAAGAATGTCACATCCAATCCAGTGCCTGCAATCGTGGCGTACAGACTGACACCCACGTTAGCGGGAAATCGGTGAAAACCGATAGCTGGCGTGATCGTGCCACTCATGACCTCGCCACTAGCGCCGCCATTGCGTAACACCAATGTGCCTATGGTTGTGTTGTTGACGTAAAAACCAATCAACTGGCAAGGGCCTGTGCTGACTGCGCCGGTTGCGGTGATGTTTTTATATCCACCGACTTCTGCTACTGGCTGGCTCATATGCGTTCCTCTTTATGTTGCATCTCAAAGTCCCACAGCTCATCTAATGTGATGGTTTGCAGGGTCTTGCCCTTGGGCGGTGTCTGATCTTTTGCTTCTTGTCTATAAGCTACTGCCATCATCCGAAAAGCATCGCTCGGGTGACTTGTCCAATCGTGCCTCGGAGTCTGACGAAATGCTTTTTTGTCTTCATCATATTCACGTTGGTACTGTCTGAGTGCCTCTAATCCCTCCTCACAGCTTGGATCAAAGTAGCACAGCGGTAAAACCATTCTAACCGCTTGGATGCCATCTTGCACACCAATTTCGGGAACAATTGCAAGTTTGCTCATGCCGCCCAAATGTGCCGCCAACTGCTCAACAATGGACTTACCCCCCGAGGCCAAGGTCTTAGCTCTGGCATCATGCGGCAGGAAATGGCGGGTGTATCGGTAACCTTTGGCTATCACCGCACTGGCTATTTCTTCAATGCTTGCGCCTGAAACAGCGTAATAGTCCATTACCCTGATCTCACCCCTGACTACCTGATAAAACCAGATTGCGGTGTCATCTCGATAGCCTAAGTCCCATGCGGTAAATACTGGGGATTCTGGCTCAAACGGTAGCTCACAAATCCTGCCCTCAGCATCAGCCTGGCGCATTTCCTGACCAAAGAACGCTCCTAACAAGGCGGCATCAAAGCTGCACTCGTATTCTTGGTCGTACTGGTCTTGGCTTAACTGTGACCGAGCCGCTTGCAATTCTGTGTCTGGCAACAGCTTGGACACTGATGCCGGTAGGCGTAGCAGAAACCAATCTGGTACGACTTGGCTCACCTTGTAGATGTCGTGGAATTGGTTCTTGCCCTTTGGCGTACCCCCAAACACAGCCCAGCCCAGTCTGTCGCTTAGGCAAGGTCGAATGATGTTTCCCCAGACGCTTGGCCTGAAGTCACCGTACTCATCCATGTATACGCCGTTAAAGCCCATGCCCCGCATTGCGTCAGCGTTGTCTGCCCCGAACAGCATGATCTTTGCGCCGTTCACCAGCTCCACCATCAGGTCGGCTTCGTTTGTGGCTTTGGTTACTGGTGCGGCGTAATGTTTGATGTAATCCCATGCCACCCGCTTGGCCTGGCTTCTAAATGGGGCTATGTAGGCGTATTGCGCTCCCCTACCGCTTTCGGTAATGGCTCGTTTGATCAGGTCATTGATTGCCGCTACGGTCTTACCAGCTCTGCGGTGGGCAAGTAGGCATGACCAGCGCTCGGTCCTCAAATGAAACGGCATGAAAGCCGCCCTTGGGCTGTATGGGAGGATTACTTCACGCCGCCCCATGTCACCACCATTTCTACCGGCCCCTCATCTTTGCCAGTGATTTCAGTCCTTGCCAACTTGGGTACATGGTATTCAACCACTGATTGGAATAGCTCAAAGGCTTTGGCAGGGTTTGGCTTTATATCGTGGTCAGGAACGCCCATAGCAACCTCATCAAGCCATTGTGCAAGTCGGTGGGCATTACCATCCACAAACATTGCTATGGCCTCTCTAGCTTGTGCTGTGACCTTATTAGGCACGCCCGCAGTCCGACCGCCCTTTTTCTTTCCAGATTTGACTACTTTATTGTCCATAGTATATGGTAGTTTATCGTTGATTGTTAAGTTTAACTGGGGTTGGTCTAAACATAATACCCATTGGCTTACTTGCGTTCGGGTTAATCATTCCTTCGTAGCCGTATTCTTTAACCAACCGTTCGTAATCGTTGGCTTCTTGCAAAGGTGACATAATTCCGGCGTTAACTTTGGCGGTGAAAGGTGTACGATTTAACTCACGAGCCAACGCACGAAAAAACAATGGGTCTTTGGTGATGTCGTACAAATTTTGAGACTCAGCACGGTAACGATTGACTCCAAGGCCAGATTCTGGAGAAACTGCGCCTGGTTCGCCCAGATACACATAAGATCGATCTTTTACGCCACCCGCATACTCGCGCAAACGCTCGGCCTCTGCTCCTTTGATGCCAGTGCCGTACTTCTTTGGGTCAAGCATTTGCAAATTGGGGTCGTTACTAAAGTGAGTCAAAACCGATTGAGTTTCGGTTCCCTTAGTAGGAAGATTGGCAGAACTCAAATAATCAGGGAATCCACCAGAAAACTTAGGGTCTATAAACTCAGGAGGAAGTAAAACTGCCTTTTGTGGCGCAAATTGAAAATTACCAAATTCTTGTTTTTTAGCATCTTGAATTTCTTTAATCAAATTTGTATTGCCTTGGCGACGAGCAATATATTCTGCTTCTTCTAGCTTAGCAATATTGGACTTCATCTTTATGTTTAGCGGACTGTAATTCACAAGTGAATTTTGACCGCGAGTTTCCGAAGCCATTGCTAATCGTGCAAGAGGAGAATACATTTGCTGGTGAACAGCATAAGCTATTTCTTCGCCTTTTGGCCCAAATTGGTTGCCGTAAACTGCGTGGCCCAACAAATCATGGACCGCGCGAAACTTTTCATTTTCGTTTAATCCAGTTGCTTTATCCATGCGGTTTAAAAAATCATGCGGATCGCCACCTTGGAAAACGTACAAGTGCTTGTTGCCATGCACATCAGCCATCATCTCTTTTGAGCCGCCAAGGTAATCGCCTTCGCCTTTGCGGTGATACGAAAAGTTGTACGGTAGTTGTTTAAACTGTTCGTCTGTTTCTTTAGCAAGTTGGCGGTAAGCCTTTTCCATTAAATCGTCGTAATTTTTTGCACCAACTTGTTCAAGCAGATTAGGCATTTGCTTTGCGTAAGCATCAAACACTGCGGATTTATATTCGGGCGAACCCTCAATAGCAAGTTGATGTGCGCGTCCAATGGCAGACTGCTTCGCAAGAGAACTTTCTGGAATATCGGGAAAACCAAAATCAGTGCCTTGCGTTTCTTTAGTAAAACGTTGTGCAATTTGTAAAGGTTGATTTGACGCTGGGTTGGCAATTAGTCTTGCCACCTCTTCATCCGAGATGCGGATCGGAACTTCGCTTCCAACTTGTCCTGTTGTTCTGGGGTTAATCCCTGCAACTTGTAGTTCAGGCGTTTCTCGAAGTCCGCGATTTTTTCCTCCACTGACATCGAGCGAGGTTGGGCTGACTCGGTAGAACGGTCCTTCTTGTTTGATTGCATAGGTTGCTCCTAATGATGTATTTGGAAATACGGTATTTATTTTTGTTACAGGCTTTACTGCTTGGTTAATGACGGCGGCTCCTTGCCCCGCCATTTTGACTGCGCCTGTTGCTACTGGTTTCAGCACTTTAGCGGTCGCTGGCGCCATAAACCCGCCCAGCTCCTCCATGCCCGCGGTCTCTGGTCTAGCCGCGGTCGCCCTTGGCATCATGCCCAAAATGTCCCGCGACCCGCCACGCAATTCTGTTTCAGGTGTGTAATTTATGTTGCCATATTTGTCAGGCACTTCCATTGGAAATACAGATAACGCCATATTTGCCGTGTCCACAGGCGTACCCAAAAACGTAGACAAACCACCCCGACCCAGTGATTCCAGATTGCTGCCCACCGATTGACCAAAGCCTTTAAGCAGGCCAAGCAAGTCGCCAGCACTAGCCGTCTTACCGTTTTTTAACGTAATCAGTGTGTCCGGCGTGATGCCGCCGGTATCTTGTCCATACCCGCCACTTAACGCCGCAGCCATGTCACGGTAGTCAGCCATTCTTTTTCGCTATGGCTTTCGCCAGCGCCATCTTTTTGTCAGCCGCCACATAATCTTGCGCAACCTTAACAGGAATGTCGGCTTTCTTTGCAAACTCTGGGTTATGCGCCGCAGCTTGCATGAATCGGGCTTGTTTTGCAGAATGACTAGGCATCGACCACCTCTTTCATTTTGATCAAACCATTCATTAGTCGGCTCTTGGTATTAAACCATTGCTGACTGAAGTCGCAGTCTTCATAGTGCTCAAACTCAGGGATGCCCAGCGTGTAGTGCGCTATCTTGGCATTCTTATTGTCCTGCTCGCCCACCAGTACGTTCCATTCTTTCGGTAAGTCACCGATAAGTGAATCTGGCAGCCAACCGAATCGGTGCAGGTCGGCGCCGCTGTGGTCATCCACAAATTCAGGTGTCAGCACCTTGTTTCTTGGGTGTTCGCAATTCCAAAGTATTAAACTCGACCAGTTCTTTCGGGGATAGTCCCGATTCGCCGCTTCCATCGGTGTACCGATATATTTCCTTGGGTGCTTGGTTTGGTATTCGTGCTTGACCACCTGCACTGCCTTGGTCGAATCAAACAGTTTGCTCAGGTCATCAATGTTTGCCAACATAAGCATATCGCTTGCATCAAGGAATATCGCCTTGCCGGTGAATTTGGTGAAGTAGGGGACAAGAAATCGCTGGTAGATAAATGCGTTTGTGCCGTCTCGCTGCTTACCAAAAAACGGCGTGATGGCGACCGGCTCACTGCTGCGCTCAATCAGGCTCTGGCAAAACACATGGTAGCCAATAGCCTCCCTTGGGTCGTAGCCGGCAAATATCCTGATCATTTCAGTGTCAACTTGTACAGGGTTGTGTCAATCAGCGCCGCTATCTCGTCCACAATGTTCTGGAGCTGGGTGTCGTCTGGCAGTGCTTCACGGTTCTTGTAGACGTATTCCTTGATGCTGGTTAGGTACTTAACAGGGTCTTTGGCGTTGTGAAAGTTCTCAGGGAAATCCTTGATTTTTTCGTAACAGCCCGAATACGCCTCTGCGTAAGTGTCAGCCAGTTCGACAATGGCAGGGTAGTATTTTCCTAAAGCCTTGTGTGTAGCGTATGAATCGGTGCTCAGGTGCATGAAATGCGTCACCGTTGAGCTGTGAAACAGCGTAGAAATAAAGTCTGCAACGTCTTTTTTCATACTTTTCCTTTAAATGTTGTTAGTGGCTTCCATAAGGCAGGATTTGGGCGTAATTCAACAACAAACCAAGCTCCCACGATGCCGACACGTTTCCACCAACACGGCTGGGGACTCTGTCGGGCGGGGCGATTCTGGAACGTCTTCCATCAGTTCGCTTACCGTTTGCCACAATCCCCATGCGTGTTAGCTCCAAAAAAAGAGGGTCACAGACCCTCTAAAGGAGACAACTGCGCCTCTATTGTAAACGTAGGAGTCGGTACGTCAACAGGCCATTGTTCAGATTCTTGCAGTCTAGCTACCGTATTTACATGGGCAAGCAACCACTTTTGCTGACGCTGTTCTTTGGTCAAATCCTTGCCTTGGTCAATCTCGTAATGGCATTTCAGGCATAGCGCAGCCACCAGATTGTCATCAGCTTTGATCCCTCGCCCTTTGCCGCCGCCCCAATTTGCGTGTGCAGCCTGCACCATGTTGCCCGACCCGCAGGACTGGCATTCAAGCCCCGCCACCAGCTTGAGTAGCTTTTTTGACCTTACATAACTGTGTTTTTGAAACATGGATACACTTCTTTCTGGTTGCCGATTTTAAATGCTTGCGGTGATCACTTTGGGTCGGCCTAGTGCCGATCCCCTTTTTATTCCTCTAATGCTCTAAACTTAACACCTTGCTGTGCGCCAAACATTACGGCTAATTCAATCAGCTCGTTCATTTCTGCCACGCTCATTTTGCTGGTTCTTGCGCCAATAACCACAAAACCGCCCTCGATGCCTGGCACAATCTTTTGCTTTTTTAGCCCCGCCGTCAATACGTCTTTCCACTCCTGCTTGTCCAGCTTAACGCCGTGCCAGATTACTTGTTGGGCAATGTCCTCAAGGTTTGCCCACATTAGCCGGTTTTGCTCAAGGCTTCTCATTTTCTGCCCAAATTAAAAGGTAATACCAAGTCCATTTTTCAAACCATTTTTTATCTTTAGGCAAAATTTGACTTAAATCAAAACAAAATTGCGCTTCATTAAAAAAATTTTTCATTTCAGCACCTTAATCATGCGTAAAGCCGCATCAGGACTGTCTACAACCGCCAATGCGCCGCCTTTCCAGCTTCCATGCCACCTTAGCTGGTCTTTGGTCAAAAGCTGCCTAGATGGGCTTTTAAAGCCGTCCTTAACTTCAAGTAAAAGGGTTTGGCCTTGATAACCCACCAGCAGATCAGGTACACCCTTGCCAACACCAGCCAAAGACTGCACTGTAGCGCCAGCCGCGCGTAGCGCAATCACAACTTGGTCATGATTTTGATCTACCCTTGCAGCTCTCATATATGCTTCCAGTTGATGCCACGAATGGCTTTTTGCATAGCGTCTTTACAAACACCATATTCATTAGCAAGTTTTTTATATGTGTCTTTTGTTGTTTTATATTTATATCGAGCTTCAATTACTTGTTGTTCAGTAAGAATTGATTGCCCATTTGTTTCGCCTTTAGCTTGTCTGTTTTTTGCTACTTTGTCAGCTTGGTTGTCTGCATGAGTACCCAAAGCAATGTGTTTAGGATTGCAACATTGCGGGTTGTCGCAAATGTGCATTGCAATTAATCCTTTTATGTTTTGACCTGTGGTTTTTTCATAAGCTATTCGGTGCGCCATACCAAAAAAACCATTTAATCTATATCTTCCATATCCCCATTGGTTTAATTTACCAAGCCAAGGCCAACATTCATTTTCATTTTTAACATTAACCCAAAACCAAAAATCTTGTTGTTTGATGCCTGGCTTTTGTTTAGGCACATCAAATCCAGCTTTTCTAGCTTTACATCTATCATGCCTAGAATTTAAATTGAAATCATTTATGGTTTTCATGACAACTCCAACAAATTAGACGCAATCATAGCATCTATTTGTTTGCGTCCACACGTTTAGCGTGTCTCATTCATGCGTCTCCGCAAGTCGTCCACGGCTTTCTGCCCACGCCTTTTCACTAAGTCGGATAAGGTTTGATGCCACCACGCTAAGGCTTCGGCTTTGCCCTCCTCCCTGATCTTCTTCCTGTAGCGCCTGATCCAATCCTTGGCCTCGGTCTGGCGCAAGGTCTCCAGCATCTCTAAGCGCTGTTCGGATGACAGATTGGCTAAATTCTTCGCCGTCTTTGAGTCGGCTGAGGATGCTGTTGGCAACTTGTCTGTGCTCATAGTTCATACCAACTCCAATGAAAGCTGGCTTATGCGATTGTCTTGCAGTGGTTTGTATTCGGGATTGAGTTCGCATCCAAGGTACTGGCGGCCAAGGTTTTGCGCCACTTGTGCAGTCGTACCGCTGCCCATAAACGGGTCGAGAACAATGCCGCCAACTGGTGCGCCAGCTAGGATGCAAGGCTCAATCAAGTCAGGTGGGAATACGGCAAAGTGTGCGCCAGCGTAAGGCTTGGTGGTCACCGTCCAGACACTGCGCTTGTTAGCCCCAAACTCCCCCAAAGGATTGCTTCCATTCCTTAAATTTCCAACCGATGTATCTGGTTTTTCTTTGTTGTATTTTGTGTTTTCTGTATTTTCGCCTCCGCAACCCCATCTTTGTAAAGATACATCTTTATGTGGTTCTGCAATTGCTTTGGCATCGTAGTAATATTTTTGCGATTTGCTCATCAGAAAGATGTATTCATGCGACTTAGTGCATCTATCCTGCACCGACTCAGGCATCGGGTTTGGCTTGTGCCAGATAATGTCTTGGCGTAGATACCAGCCATCAGCGCGGAGTGCAAATGCCAGCATCCAAGGTATGCCAATCAAGTCTTTTGGTTTGCATCCATCAGGTACTTTATTTGCAAATACGTTTCCCATTACTGTTCCAGCAGATGATCCTTGTTTTGCCAACAATGCAGATACATGAACAGTGCCATCTGGATTTCTACCTTTTCCACTTCCCGCATAACTATCACCAATGTTTAGCCACAACGTACCGTCATCTTCAAGCACGTCCCAAACACAGCGAAACACTTCAACCATTGCGGCAATGTATTCTTCTGGCGTTTCTTCAAGGCCAATTTGTCCATCATGCCCATAGTCCCGCAAACCGTAGTATGGTGGGCTTGTAACGCAAGTTTGTGCTTTGATACTTTGTTCTTTCCATCGGCGCATGGTTTCGCGGCAATCGCCAAATTCAATTTTGTTCATCTGCGACCCCGCAATGCATCCAAGCGGGCTTTTATTTCCGCAGGCATAGGCACTGCCCTTGCGCTTTCTTCTGCCAGCTTATCCAAAATGTGGACGGTTTTTTTAATCTCGGGTATCTCAGCGCCATCCCAGCGCCGTTGGTTTAGGTAAACAGCGGGTGAGGGTATGTAAGCACCGCCGTCTTTACGCCATTGGTCGGTTGTTTTCATCCATTCAATGTGCTTGATTATTTGGTCAGAACAGCTATCACAATAATACTTTTCCCACCGCTTCAAGCAATCAGACTTGCCGCCTTTGCGGGTACTGGTAGGCCATGCAACCCAGAATTGTTCAAAATTTGTCATGTTGTTTTCCTGTAAATTCATGAATTTCAGCCCACACGTTTTGACACATTAAACAAATTTCACGATCTTGGGCATTGTCGTAAATTTTGTATTTTTTCTTTCGCAAACCGCCGGTGCTATACATCTTGCAATATGAGTCACCGTCATCCCAAAGGTGCGCTTTACCGCTTTCCTTATCCATGTTTATCAGATACTTCATATACATATCTCCTTGTATTAAATTCTTTTGGTGGTGAATGTTGGAGCAAAGCACAGCCTTACCGTGGTCAAAACCAAAGTTCGCCTGTGCCTCAATGCTAGTTCCTTTTGTATGGAGCCATGTCATCGCCTCGCACTGTCCCAGACTGTTTCAACCACCGCGCTCTAGAACTAAGCCCACGCTCCCCGATCTGGTTTGCTCGTGTATCGGGGTATCTCAAACGCAACCACTGACGTACCGCATTGCATTGTCCAAAAGCAAAAACCCCGCAAAATGCTCTGTGGTCTTGGCTCTTGGCGAGAGCAGCAGCTAAACGATTGAATCGACAAAAGTCACGCTTGCCACCTTGCAAGACCACACAGTACTCTGCGGGGTTCTCTGTCGATTCACCGTCTAAATGCCACTCTAGACGGTTTGGATTATACATGGTTCTGTTAAGTTGTAAACCACTGGGGTCTTAAATCTTTTAATTGCCTCATTCGCAGCTCTGGCACAGCTTTCCACTGGCAAACCGCTGAACGGCTCACATTAAGTAATTTTGCAAGCTCACTCTGTGAGCCTGCCAACTGGGTTAATTGCTGTTTGGTCATGCGGCATTGTAAAGCTAGATTAACAATTTAAATAGATTAGGGAAAACACCTATACAATTATTGTTTAGTTAGCTTAACAATACATTCATGCCCCAGCAAATCGCATAGGGTCTTTTAGGAAACAAAATGAAGCAAATCTACATAGTTGAATTTAATACAAATAACACGCAAAGTAATTGGTCTCGCATGGAATTTACCTCCATCACAAAAGCCCTTGGATTTATCTCTTTAATGGTGAAACGTGGCTGCCATTGCCAAATTTTCCAAAGTTAAATTTATTGGGGCGTAAGCCCCTAAAGGAACAACCATGTTTGACATAGAAACCTACAAAAAACCTACCGATTGGGCGCAAGTTGCCCTGTATGCGGTATCTGTTGCCGCCATTGTGGTGGTTGCCCTTGACGTTTTAGTTTGGAGGGCATCATGCTAAACGATGGCGAACAAGGCACATTTGAGGAATATCTCAACAACTACGGTGAAGTCACGGTCGAATGGACTTGGTCGGACGGTGACGATTGGGACACAGACGGTTACTTTGACGTGTTTGTCAAATGCGGCGAGCTGGACATTACTTACGACATTCCTAAAGCAGCATTTAAATACATTTATCAGTGCGTGAAAGAACGTGCCGGTTACGAGCCACCCAGCGCCAAGCGTGTTGGGTTTGTTATCAACGGTTTAGCCAACAACATTTTTTAATCATGAAATACATCCTTTTGCTTTTACTGGCGGCTTGCGCCAGCGACCCAGAGACTGAACAAAAACTCATCATGGACAAAAACATCCAGCCAATGGGCAGGAATGAGGTCATAGACGCAATCAAGCAGTGCGAAAAGAATGGCCTCAGAGCCATAACAATTTACGGTAAACGCAAGATCAATGGTTACACCGCCGAGACTTTGGTGGATGTGACCTGTGGCCCAAAATTTTATTAAGAGGAAATCATGGAAACACCAATCGGAAAGAATATTGCCGCAGCCTTTGTCAAAGCACAGCGTGCCTTTGGCCCTGCGCTCAAAACGTCTACAAACCCGCATTTCAAGTCTAAGTATGCTGACCTGGCTAATTGCGTGGAAGCTGTTGTAGACGCTTTAAACGCCAATGGCATAGCCCTCATGCAACGCACCTTTGAATGCAAAGATGGCGTAATGGTGGAGACCGTGTTTGTCCATGAATCGGGTGAAGTCATGGAATGCGGAATGCTGCACGTTCCCGCCGGCAAACAAGACCCACAAGGTTATGGTTCGGCTTTGACTTACGCTAGGCGCTACAGCCTGCTTGCCGCTACCGGCCTTGCACCAGAAGATGATGATGGCAACAGCGCCAGCCGCAAGACCGAAATCAAGTCTACGGTCAATGAAAACCAAATCCTTGATTTATTGGCGGTGATGGATGAGGTCACCACGCTTAAAGAGCTGCAAGATGCCTATAAACAGGCGTACAAGGCCACAAACGGCGAGCAAGCATGGCAGGCTAAGGTCATTGCCAAAAAAGACGCTAAAAAAGCCATGTTGGAGGGTACATGAAACACGAAATATCCCTTGACACTTTAGTCATGGCAAAACGCGCTTTGGAAGAATTAAGCCAATGGCATTTGGAAAGGGCGGTTAAGGATATGACGGAATTTGACCGCACCGCTGATTTGCGTAAACGTGCTTACAAAGCCGCCAGCCAAATTGATTTGGCTATATACACACTTTTATTAACAAAATTGGAGATTACAGATGAATGAATATGACCCAAAAGTCAACCCCCTCGCATTTCCAAATACGATAAATTATCTTAAATTAACTGTACGCGCTAAAAATGTTTTACGCGCTAAAAACATTAAAACAATAGAGCAGTTAACTTTGCTTACAAGATTTGATTTATTAAAAATACCAGACATAGGCAAAACAACATTGCAAGACATTGAAACCGAACTTGCTGTTTTAAATTTACGATTAAAAGGATAAAAATGGAACAACGATCTGAAGAATGGTTTGCCGCCAGGTGCGGCAAGGTCACCGCCAGCCGCGTGGCAGACATCATTGCCAAGACCAAATCAGGGCCAAGTGCCAGCAGGGATAACTACCTTGCCCAGCTTGTCTGTGAGCGCATGACCGGCAAGCCTGCCGAGTCTTACAGCAATTCAGCCATGCAATGGGGTACAGATACCGAGCCATTTGCTCGAGCTGCTTACGAGGCCAGAATGGACTTGCTAGTGACCGAGGTGGGATTCATTGACCACCCTTGGATTCCCATGTCTGGTGCTTCTCCTGATGGCTTGGCAAATGAGGGCATGGTCGAAATCAAATGCCCAAACACTGCTACGCACATTGAAACGCTGTTAACTAAAACTGTGCCAGCCAAATACATAACGCAAATGATGTGGCAGATGTGCTGTGCCGACCGCCCTTGGTGCGACTTTGTTTCATTTGATCCCAGATTGTTAGAAAAGCATCAACTATTCATCAAACGCATCAATTATGACCCCGAAATACTTGATTTGCTTGAGAATTCAGTTATCCAATTCTTGGGTGACGTAGACCTAAAAATCCAACAACTTGAAAGCCTCCCATGAAGAAAATCAAAAACATCGTAGTCGTTACTGGCACATATACAAACCGCGAGGGCGTAGAAAAAAAGCGTTATCAAACCATTGGCAGTTTGTTTGAAGATGGCGAAAATTTTAAAATTAAGTTAGACACCATACCTTTGGCAGATGGTGGATGGACAGGATGGGCAAATTGCTATGACTTGGAGGAAAAGACAAATAAGCCAGAGGGTAAATATGATGACACCAGTATTCCTTTTTAAACGCGCACGGTCACTTGACCCAGTGACCAGCCATGCCGCAGCCGACCAAGCCACCTTTGCCAACCAGCACTTTGACAAAATTGTGGAATGTCTCCAGCGGTTTGGCGCTAGAGGCAAGGATGGCATTGCCGAGTTAACAGGGTTGGATGGTAATCAGGTAGCCAGGCGGTTACCTGAGATGGCAAGGCTTGGCATGGTGGAGCTGACCGGCAAGACCACCAAGTCAAAGTCTGGCAGGGCAGAGCGTGAATGGCGGTTTGTGCCTGTTCAGCGGGAGTTGATATGACACAAGATGACTTAAAACTTGTACTTGATGCACTGAAGTGGTGTCACGGCGGTGAGCCATGCGGAACAGCGCAAGCCATTGCTGTTGTTGAAAAAGCCTTGGCACAGCCGCATGAGACAACATTAAAAGAATTCAATCAACAGATTCATGATGATCCTAATTACCATATTTGGGTTAAAGAAAGAGAAGACGTATTCAAACCCGAATTTGATGCTTTACAAATGCTTGCCAATGATAATCAACGCATGGCAAAAATTATTGCAGAGTTAGATGCAAAGCGCACATGGGTGGGATTGACGGATGAGGAGATTAGCGAATTGTCAAAAGGTCACATTGTCAGAAGTACTTATGCCAGAGCCATTGAAGCCAAACTTAAGGATAAAAATTGCGTTGGCTAATTCTTTTGTCAATGGCGTTAAGCTGGCATCCCCAGCCGCCGACCGTTGCCGAATTGATGTATAAAGCCAAACAGAAATCTGTCAGCAAGGTCTGCAACAAACCCCGCAAGACCAAAGTCGTTAAGGAGCTATGTAAACGATGGGAGAAATATTAATTACCATTTTGGTCATGGCGGTTGGCGCACTTGTTGGCATTGGCGGGGTTGTCTTGCTGCTGCTTATCTTTGCAGATTAAATTTTGGAAAAATAATATTTAATTGATCCATGTTGAACATTTAAAGCCCTTGCAATAGCAGCAATAGACAAACCAATGTTTTTCATTTGCATAGCTTTTTGTTTTTTTTCATCAGTCATTTTGTGAAAATTAGAATTTCGTACATTTTCCATTTGAGAAATATATCTTAAATTTTTAATTTGATTGTTATTGTTGTTTCTGTCTATATGATCAATAACAAAATTATTTGGTCGATCTCCTAAAAAAGTTTCTGCCATCAATCTATGAACAAGAATGGTTATGTGTTTACCGTTTTCAACAATATTGAAACGCAAATAACCATCTTTGTCTTTTCGCAATTTCAATTCTTTGCCATTAATCTTGCAGGAATAGGGCGCACGGTTTCTTGCAAAACTGTGTTTTATTCTGTCTTTGCTAAATACCCTACCGCATTTTGAAATCAACAAAAAATCATATTTTGTTGCAAATTTTTCAACTGGTGATTCTTCTAAATTCTGGTTTTCCATCTAATCCCCTAGAGAAGTGTGGCGTATCTACTAATGATACACCATTGCCACCCCACGAATTAGTTTTATTAAGGCTTTCCCAATAAATACCTAGCGACTCAATAGTTGCCTTGTCCCAGATGATCTTTCCATCCTTAAAGAAGTTCAGATCAATAGCGCAGCGTTTGAGGTGGATGGAGTTCATGGTCTTGGAACGACCTGTTTTGAAATAAATGGCCTGTTGTTCGGGTGTACGGGATAGTTCCCCGCCAGTAACCATAAAACCTTGCTCAGTGGCGTATTGGACCAGTTTGCAGGCATCCAATAGGAATGCGGCTTGTTCGGTGCTTAAGCTCATTTTTTCCTCATTTCTGCAAGTTTCTCAACAGTCCTGCCGCCAAAGTAAGCACCCATGATCAACATCCCCCAGTTGCCCAGCAGCGTGACGTAGGATTCATTCGCGTTCAATCCGTAGGCAGACATCATGGCAAACAAAAAGTAACCTAGAAAGATTGCTATGAGGCTCATGGGGCGTATGTTCTTGGACAGCCAAGAGTCAGATGCCATATCCGCTTCCCAGCGGTCTGTGATGTTGTCAGCATCGTTCTGGGCGGCTTTTGCCAACAGATCAAGCTCGGCTAATTCCATCTTGGCTTTCTCGATACCTAGCTCTAACAGCCGTTCTTCGTGGTCAAACTGAAGCTGGCGCAGCTTGGCAACGTCTTCAGAGGTTGGTGCGTCAGGTATTTTCACGCCTAGCGTCTTTTCGACTACGTCTTTGCCCTTGGCTTGAATGGCGCTAGACAGTAGCCCCAAACCGTTTTCGGCTAGTGTGCCAAGCAATGATGCAAGTATTGGGAGCATTATTTTTCCTTTGCTTTGTCAATCAATTTCTGAACAGTTTGCTGCTGTTGTTTGGTTTGCTCTCGTACTTCCAAAATATCAAAGTACAGCATTGCCATCAAAGGCAAAAGCACACCAAACACAGCAACCATAGCAATTAAAGCAATCAAAAACCCCATTTCGCTATCCTCATCTGTCGGATTGCTAGAAACATTAGGTGGAGGTATATAAAAACTATCACCACTCCCGCTATTATTAGCGCCCTGTCTTGTAGTTGGTTTAGCATTTTTCTGCGTTGCCATGCCACTACCCTTTCCTTGGCTTCTTGCGCTAATCGCTCCTTTTCCTGTTCAGCTTGCAATCTTTCAAACTCATCTTGAAACCGTGACCAGACCGCGCCAAGTGCTGGGTCAACGCCGTAGATCAACAATTCTCTCAGTTCGGTAGCTTGGCGTTCCAGCTCCATCTCTTGAAAGATGTTGTCCAGTGCCTGCGCTTTTAATGACTTACCCTTTGGCGGGTTTTTCTTTTGTTCGGCAGCGGCGGTTTTGACTTGTTCATGGGCATCAAAGAATTTACCGATGTGACCAGAAATCTCCATTGTGATGGAGGTGACATCCTTAGCGACCGATTTTGCATCTTTGTATAGCGCCACACCTTGCTTGATTGCAGCGATGGCGGCAAGTGCAAGTGTGAAAGGATCAATTTACAGCCCCAAAAGCTTTTTGACAAACTCACCGGCAACGCCTGGCCCGAACAATACCGCCACGATTACTGCGTAGAGCAAATATTCAATCTTGGTCATGCGCTTATCGCCCTCAGCCAAAGTCTTTTGAATGGCTTCGTACCGCTGGGCGCAAATCGCCTCATGCACGGCAAACTCTATTTCAAGTTCTTCGCTCATGCTGTTGGCTCAACGGGTGGTGTTACTACCACTGCTGCTGCTTCCGCTGCTTGCGCCGCAACCGCCGCATCGTATGCAACTTGTTCTTCAGCGGTGTACTCCACCTGAGTGGTTACGCCTGTTTCTACGTTAACTTCAATTCTGTGTGTCATGGTGTTTACTCGTACAAAATGTTGATTGAACCAGCGTCAAAGGTGTCTGTGCCATTAACTCTTGTAATGCGAACAGCAGTAAGCACCGCGCCCAATGGAACGTTACCACCACCGTTGTTTACAAATCCTCCTGTAGTGTTTGCGCCAGTATGATTTGCAACCCAAGTATTGCTTGTGATGTTTGTGATTGTCATCATTCCTGAAAAAACATTTGTTCCACTATTCTGAAAGATTGGAAAACCCGCAGTTGATGTAACAAGACCTGCCGCTGTGTCTGTGAATGCCCCTATTGCCGCATACCCAGATGTTGTGTATGTCGTTGAACCTGTACCAAGTTGAACAAGAAGACTTGAAGTCCCACTACCAGACACTCCATTAAACATCACAGTAATACGCTTAACCCATGAGGGGATAGAAGTAAAGTCAATGCTTGTACCGCTGGTAGATGCAACAGCAGTGCCAGAAACCAATGGCCTTAAAATTGCCACCGAATCAGCCACCGTACTTGCAAAAGTTGCCGCTTGACTTGTGCTTATTGTGAGAGCTGTAGTTCCAGCACTTTTCAATGTCAATGCAGTAGCTGCGGCTGATGTAATAGTGTCAATTGTTGGCGTTGTAATGGTCGGAGAAGTTCCCAACACATTAGCGCCTGTACCTGTGATTGTTGAGGTTGAAATGTAATCCCAATCCCAATCGGCGGCAGTGGTTAAAGTAGTTCCAATACAAACCGCATGAGCACAAACACCTGCGGGAATTGTTCCAACCAAATTGCCGCCAGATGAATTGACGGTCAATAGCCCTGTTGAGTTGTTTTCAATTTCATAAGCTATGCCGGTCACCAAAGTGCTAGTCACAGGCAAAACAATGGTTTGGGCAAGTGTGCCGGTAAAAAACTGGCGATAGTTACTTGCCACAGTTAAGGTGGTCGTTCCCGCTGCCGTAGCAGTTGTGGAATAACCCATTTTAATGTTGTCAATAACAGGTAAAGATAAATTTGCACCACTTAAAGTTAACCCAGATATTGTTGGGCTAGTGTCTAAAACCATCTTGCCTGTGCCGGTCACCGCATTGGTTAGCGTCACGCCGCCATAGGTCAAAGTTGATCCCAACGTAGCCGCACCTGCCACGTTAGCCGTTGTACCCACATATACCGCCTTGGCTATACCAACACCGCCAGCCGTAATGATTGAGCCTGTGGAGGTGCTAGATGAGTCTGTGACCAGTGTGGAGCTGATACCCGCAGCAAACGGTATACGAGCCGTTGTAGCCGTCTGACCGTCCTTAGTGATAGCCGTGGACAGACCCGTTGCCAAATCCGCTGTGAGGGCGTTAAAGGCGGTCGAGGATATGACCGTGCCTGTAACTACTGGCTGTCCAGTGGTGTTTATTACAAATGTTCCGCTGCCGTTGTAACTCATTTAGTTCACCTATTCGGTTGTTGTGCCAAAGTGTTTGCCAAAGCCGCATTTCTGGCTTGAGCTTCATTGAATTGTTTTACCGCCAATGGCAGTTCTCGCAATGTACGCATTGCGCTTGGGCCTTGTTGCATCAGCAATTTTGCCATCTCATTGCGAGTTTGTTCTGGTGTAGAAATCTTTTTTCCAAGATTCATAACCGTATTTATCAGCGGGGCGGGATTACCTTGGCTGGCACTTGCAACCGCTTGACCGGCTTGCATTACATCACCAGTGTCAAGCTCACCTGCCGCTAATAAACGCTGCGCTGTTTTTGTGCCTCTGCCGGTCTGCTCTATTTCTTTTAATCGAGCTTCTTTTGCTACTGATGCCGCAAACTGTCTGTAATCTGTGCCAAATATTTCTTTGAGCTTGCCGCTAGTGGCTGGCTCTTTCCACATTTTTAACAACGATGTTTGACCGGCTTCAGTGCCAACCTTGTCCCGCAAGGATTGCAAAGCACCGACCCTAAACGCATCTAACTCACTGGCGCTCATGCCTTTAGTCAGTTCAGAAACGCCAATTTCATCGGTTTTCATTGCGGTGCGACCAGCCTTAACTGCACCCTCAAGTTGGGACGGGCCTGCAAACGCATCCCTTGCCATCTTGTAAATTGATTCTTTTGTTGTTGGGTCTTTAGGGCTTAACTTGTCCATTTTGTCGATCAAGTCTCGCCTAAGCTGGTCATATGATCTGCTTAAATTGGTTGATTTACCAAGTTCACCTTTTGAATTTTCGCCCAAGTCATATAGAGCTTGTTTAACTTTATCCAACGCATCAAAAGGAATATCGTCGCCAGGCTTGATTTTGGACAAGTCAATAGGTGTTTGACGATTAAGTTGAGAAAGTTCTTCATATCCAGCATGAGCTTTTGGCGCTGCTTGTAATAACCTATTTAATTCAGGATCAACCTTAACTGATAGATTTTCAATTTGTTTATACAAAGGTGCGGCTTCGGTTTGCTTTTGCTTAACCAGCGCATCTAATGTGGTTTTGTAACCAGCGCCGCCAGTGCCTAAAGCCTCATCAGCCGCCGTCATTATTCTTTGTGGGCGTGTGGCTTGCCTGTTGCGAATAAACTGCTCTACAAGGGTTTTGGCTTGTCCTGGCAGGGTTGCCAAAGTATCCAGCAAAGTCTTTGTCGGCTGACCAGAAGCATCTACCAAGGTTGCCTCTGGGCCAAGTTTGGCTAATTTAGCTTCAATCTGGCTTAACGCATTACCAGCACCACCAGGCTCAAACAATGAGCCTACGCCGCTTTTTGACAATACTTCTGCAAGTTTTAACTTTGCAGCTTCAGCCGCCGAGCTTTCACTAACTCTTTGAGCAATATTGCCGCCCACAGCGCCAGCGACCTTAGCACCGCCTTGAAAAACCGGCCCCATCATCCCAGCCATCATCATGTTTGATTTAAGCGTTTCACCGTAATTTTTTTGCTGCTCTGGTTCAGTCACAGGATTTAACAAACTTGTGCCTGCGCTCAAAACGATACCTGTTGCCAGCAATCGA